CCACAAAACTTTGTACGCGGGCGCTTGATGCTCCTGCCACGGCTCCCGCACCTGTACCAGAGCGCATACCTGTACTGCGTACACCACCCGGCATAGCACCTTGAATCAACAGTTCATTCGCGCCCGTTGTCTTCTCGGCATCAGCCATAAGAACTTCTTCTTCCTGATATGCTTCAGACAAAACGGGTTGCTTCTCAATGGCTTTCAAACTGTCCATGTCATCGACTTTGAATACCGCGCCCGGGTATTGCTTGATGGGTTGAGCGGCAATATTGGAACCTTTGCGAGCCATCCACATGTTTTGAAGGTTCATGTGAACGTCATCCAAACGCAGGTTACGCAAACCTTGAATGTGTGTCTGGATTCCACCAATACGACGTGGAATACCAAAGGCGTAGAATGTGCCCGGTAGATCGTCCCAATAACAAGAAACAAACGGGATGACGCCTAGCGGGTTGCCTTCATTACGAATTACTTTTTTGCGCTGCAGAACCACGATGACGTGGTCCTTTGTCCAGTGCTCAAGAACTTCCAGCTTGTGTTCCAGCGGGTCTTCAGACTCATCAAGATAGCGCGGAAGCGGGCGATGCCCCTGTGTCGGGTACGCCGTGCCTTCATTCTCCAAACCTGAACTCGGTGCTTGTTCGGCAGGAGGTGCTGCCAAAGCCTTCAAAGTCTTCTCGTCGGGAATATCGTAACCTTCAAAATCCCGAAGTTTGTTCAAATCGCGGATCGTCAAATAGTCACGGTACACAACAAAGTCAGCCGCACGAATATCAGGTTCACGAAGACCCGGACTAACCAAAAGATGGTTGATTTCGATGCGCTTAAAGAATGGTTGACTAACGCGGTCGGTTACATCGTACTCTTCCAATTCATCGGATTCTGCAGTATGCAGAAAGGTAGACTTGCCGCCCGGAACGGAAGACGGAATTTCCTTCGGCATAGCCGCGCGCTTGTAGACCGTGCGCTTACGATCAAAGGTTTCCCATCCAAACTTACCCAATCCCGTGCCAAAAATTTCAGCGTCTTTTACTATTAGACGCATTTGAGCTTTCACATTCGCCTGACGCAATTGATATGACAGAACCGATTCCCAACCACGCGATACTTGTCGAGGTGTGCCTTCAGTCGGCTGAATGGCAAACGGAGTCATCTCTGGAAAGATAGCGGGCATAGCCTGATCCAGAATTGCCCGAACGTGCTGAGCGATTAGAGGGAAAGAATTACTTGAGCGCGGAACCAAAGTATCGCGCCAATAAGTCTGACGAACCGGAGCTTCGTACAAGCTCTTGGCAACACGCCATTCGCTCATCCATAAACGCGCCATCACGAACTTCTCGGCTCGCTGGGTATCCTGAATGACTAAGGAAAGTGCAGATTCATCAGTTTTTACTGCACCACTATCCAAACTGAAATCATCTATTCTTTGATTTAGCGGGGCGGCGGTAGTATTTGGCTGGGGTAACTGCATTCCGTTTCCTTATCCTCGATATAGACTTGCAACATTAGTTGAATTCACCGCATCAATATCCGTGCTTTCACCTTCTCCTGCATGCGAGTCCGGTGCTTCGGGCGGAAGTTCAGGCTCCCATGTGAGAATGGGCCCGCTAGGTTTCAAACTCTCAATGGTCTTAGGAAAGATCAGCGGGCGATAGTATTGCCAAGCCTGCGCGATGCAATCAGGAGCATCGTCTTTACGGCGCTTGGCATCAAGCGTCCATTTTTCAAATTGAGAGCGGACATCATCAATGAACCCGACATTGGAGTTGATAAAGACATGTCCGTCTTTCATGGCCGATGCCAATACCGCGATACGGACATTCTTTGCATTCAATTCGTTGTTCGGTAATTCCCATGTGATAGACTTGAACGGTTTATCGTTTGGCTTGGCAGTTCTTCGTACAGCTTCATTGATCTGATCTTCCAGCCAACGGACGCCCATGGCGTCTTCGATGCTATGGCCGACAATGGGCCCGAAATATTCCGCTGTCCGATACAACTGAACGATGGCGTTTGAAACATCAGTACCATTGTTGTAGTGTGCCAGAACAACCTGCACAACCCACATTCTCATCGTGCTGTTCTGAAATACCGCGATAATGCCACAGGAATAATCTGATTCACTTTTCTTGCGTCGGCCAGTAAATGCAGATGCTAAATCCCAGTGAACAACAACTGAACGGTCATGCATGGGAATTTGCAGAAGATCGTTTGGAGATGTGATCTGTCTCTTCAGAATTGCTTCTGTGAATGACTTTGGCGTCTCGTCCAAAGACGCATCAAGCAAATATTGCTTGTAGAAATCAGAACGATTCCGGCGATAGCGTTTGAATAAGAAGTTTGCATTCAGCTTCTCAGGCCAAGTAAGATCGACATCATCAGGAGTAAGTTGGCCGTTCTTCTCTCTCTTTATCCGTTCTTCTATTTCTTTTGGCGTTCCATCTTTACGGAGCGTCCATGCGGGCAAAACAAAATAAGAAACTGTCTCACGTCCAGATTTCTCTTTGTCTTCCGCGCCTTTTCGACAGATGTAAGCGGGTAAATCTTCTTCATGCCATTTGGTGCCCAAAAACATCCGATATCCGCCCGGCTCAACTAGCTCGTCAGTATCATCGTATGTGCCGTGGGTTTTTTCGCAATTCTCTAAATTGGACGAATTGATTTCGTTTGTCGCGTCGTCCAAAAACACAAGTTCATAGTGGCCTCCAGCTTTTACAGACTCAAAGCTGGCAAGGGAGATGGTTGGGTCTCGAAGGTCTAGTTCAGGGTTTCGCTTTGGAGTTGTGAACTCTTCAAGTTTGATATCTGATTCTTCAATCGCCCATTCAGGAAACAAATGCCGAATAACTTGATTGGAAAAGAATGGCTTTCGAGCCATTGCAAGGATGCTCTTAGCTTTATCAATTTTTCCTGACATGATGAGAATACGAATGTCAGGAGAACACAAAATAACTTGAGTTAGAAAGGCCGCTCCAATTGTAGATTTGAGCATGCCTCGGGAAGCCAATACTACAAACTCATCCCGTTCATCCCATTCAGAAGAATCTTTGTGAGGATCAGGCTGAAGGAACGAGTCAATAATTTTTCCATGAACCTTTTCCAGAAGTGTTGGAAACTTCTTGGAGTTTGCAGGACGCAAAACGCAGTTAACCAGAAAACGCAAATCAGTCTGGATTCGAATTTTCACGTTGTCTTGTTCTTCCTTAGACAACTTCTGCACATCGGGCAGTGTCAATCGGAAGTTCAAGTCACCGAGATTTGAGATGCCCACGGTTATGCTTTCTTTTCTGCGATACCCTTTTCCGCTTTCTTGGAATCGTGTTTTTCGCCTTTGACTGGCGTGTTGCCGCCGCCCTGTCGAGTTTGCTGTCGTGCAACAAATACCTTGCGATACTCGGAATTGCGGCCCTTGGATTTGTCTGCTGGAATTATTGTTTCACCCGCATGCGCGATAATTGGGACTGCTTCGCCTTTTTTACCCGGAACTTTTCCGCCGTGCTTGAAACTCATGGTGCCTTGAGCCGCAAGTTGTTGCATTCGGGCAGGAGTGAGTTTACCTGCGGCCTCGGCAGTTCCTTGCGCCGCTGCAAATTTTTGCTTTGCTTCGGGAGTTGCAAGACCGCCTGACTTTTCAAGGGCTGACATGGTTTTACCACGGGTTTGAGAAAGTGCAGCTTTTTCTTGCTCGGTGGGTTGATTCGGCATGACTATACTCCCGGCTGCGGTGCGGTTGCAGCGGGTTGCGGCTCTGCAGGCTCAGCCTCCGCTTCACCTTCATTGGGCTCGCCAACATGCTCTTCAAGTCCATCGTGGACTCCATCAAGATCGGGCTTGGCATAGCTGACTTCTTCGCCGCCGCCCATTGGAGTATGACGCACGGTATGACCCGTTGACTTACCCTTTTCATCGTAATGGTGTTCAATATGGGTATGTTTGTGCTTCGGTCGGGACTTCTTGGGTTTTGATTCCGACTTCGGGGCGGATTTCTCCGTCTTATCTTTGGCGAGGACATCCCCGACTTTTACTGTTTTAGGCTTATCTGCCATTTTTATTTACCGTTCTTTCTAAGATATTCTACTGCGGCCAATAAAATACTCTCATTATCTTTTGCATGACCCAACAAGAAATTACACGTAGAACAAAGAATTCCACGAATAACAATCTCGCCTGTTGTAACTTCTGCAAAATGATCGTGGTCAACACACCATTTTTTGGCATCTGGAATGCCGCAAATAGCACAACACCTGTTTTGAGATGCTAAAATGCGCTCTTTTTCTTCCAAACTTATGCCATATAATTTCTTATACGCATATCGTCTTTGATAGAGTGGGTCTTTCATAAGGCGGTCCTTATGATACCGCTTGTCGTAAACTTTCTTCTCTTCGACATGCGCCGCCTTCCACTCTTTAGACTTTTTAGAAGCATACACAGGATGAGCAGATTGCCACTTTTTATTATAAATGGCCTTCTCTTCCTTTGTCATTCAGCTTACCAGCGGCGTGATGCTGGTATAGTTGAAGCCTTGGACTGGTCATGCGATTCACCAGTTGCAGGCATGTTACCATCGCCATCTTGACGGGTAGGCTGATCTGGACCAATACCGCTACCAAAACGGCTAGCGGCGCTAACCTTCTCGGCTTTCTTTTGGTCGTGATCTTCGCCGGTCACCGGAACGTTGCCCGCCTC